AATCTTGATGTTACAATATCTTCATTCACCCCGGAGGTATACGGTGCGTATGGCAATGTGAAATATTCCATAACTTTTACGCAGGCAAAAGATTTGAAGATTTACACTACCGATGAATTAAAAATTGCGGAATTTGTAAAGACCGTACCACGCAATGAACCGGATTCGGATTCTGATGATTCGGGCGGCGGGGATTACAGTTATACGGTTGTTTCCGGTGATACACTGTGGGCTATTGCCGAGCGTGAACTCGGAAGCGGCACGGACTGGACACGGATATATGATGCCAATGAAGACACCATAGAGGACACGGCACAGGAACATGGGAAAAGCAGTTCCGACCATGGACACTGGATATGGCCGGGTGAAGTCCTTACAATTCCGGGTTAGGAGGCGGCATGATAGATTTAACAAAGATTCAGTACCGTGTTGTTGTAATTGATGAGAACGGCACACAGTATAACATTAAAGATTATGTGCATGGGCTTGGCTGGGAAGAAAACGAAAATGAAATAGCTGTCAGAACGACCTTTACGGCAAAGAACAGTGAAACGGCACAGGGTAAATTATCCTCGCTGATAAAGCCGGGATGTCTTGTAGGTAT